TATCTAAAGCACCTGAACCAATAGCAGCAGTACTAGCAGTAGTACTAGTTTTTAACTCATTTACAGCAGGAATAAGCGTCTGTGCTGTAGTCTGAAGAGTACCAGAACCCACCTTTGGGTCATGCATATCATATGTCACATTATCGACTGTTACAGTTTCTAAAACAGACATATGTCACCTCCTAAGTTGTTATTATCAGATTAGTACCACTAACAGTAATAGTCGGAATTGACGTACTATCTGGAAGAGCACCAACCTCACTTGCAGTATATGTTGGTTTATTTGCAGCCTTAGCCCAGGAAGGAACCGTAGGATCAGTTTCTGTGTAACCTGTTATAAAGCCACTATCGTTAGTAAGATCCGAAGTCTTACTAGGAATAGCTGTTGATGATGGTAAAGCATTTACATCAGACGCACTTAATGTAATATCTGAAGAAAGGGCTTTACCGTTTACTTTACGGGTAGTAGGAACAGCGCCCACTTCTGAAGCCGTATAAGTAGGTTTACTGGATTGTTTAGCCCATGAAGGTACTGTCGGATCTGTTTCCGTATATCCAGTTATGAACCCAGAATCATTCTGAAGATCTGATACTTTACTCGGTATTACTGTAGTGTCTGGTAAAGCACCAACTTCAGATGCCGTATATGACGGTTTAGATGAAGCCTTTGCCCAACTCGGTACAGTTGGATCCGTTTCAGTATAAGACTTAAGAAAAGTTTCCCATGTACCTTTTGGAGTCAAAGCCTTCGTCGTTGTGCTACCGTCAAATGTAGGACCGTTAGTTATCTTACTCGCACTATTATCATTGATGATTATCTGGTCACCACTTGCGATAGTCGGTGCTGTAGCTGTAATATCTCCGCCATTTGTAATATTGCCGTGAGTATGAGATAAGGCTGCAGCTCCAACTTCTGAAGCGGTATAACTAGGCTTACTGCTCTGTTTAGCCCAACTAGGAACAGTCGGGTCAGTCTCTGTATAACCAGTAATATATCCACTATCATTCTGGAGCTGAGATACTTTCGTAGGCACCGTTGGCATAGTTATTTCAGCTACACCATCTGTGACTACAGACACACCATCTACTTCAACATCTTCTACGCCAGGATTGGATACAGGAGTCATATAGATCTCATTGGCTTCCAATGTACCCTGGCTCTTAGCTGAATCATATTGTGCCTGAGTCAGGTAATTTATTTTCAGGACGCTTAGATCTGTTGTTGATGCCATATCTATTATCCTTTCCTATAATTAGTCGAACTATTGAATACTGAAGTAACATCTGTCTGTAGTACCCAAGAACCATTAACTTTCTTATAAACTGCTGAGACTTCCTTCCAAGAACCGTTGACCTTAACATAAATCTTTGATGTTTCACCACCAGATGCAGTTACCACAATGCTATGGTCTGCAGATATATTAAGGATGTCATACCCATAATAAACACCCGGAGTAAACGGTTCATTGAGCGTAATAGCTACTTTGAACTGAAGTGTATCATTGTTAGCATCGCTGGCATCATCCTTGGAATATTTCACCCAGATAGAATGATCACCTGCTGACATATCATACGTAAGTGTCTGTGCTGACGATGTATTATACGAGCTTGTATTACAAGCCCGTTTATAATTATTATCAGTTATAGTAGCTCCGCTACTGCCAGCTGCATAATAGTTATTACTAAGCTCTGTATCGATGTTACCAAATACACCAAAGTCATAACCTTGTTCCGCATAGTTAATATACGTAAATGTTATCGTAGCAGAAACAGGAACGTGGAAATCAACCCTACAAACAGCAGCAGTTTTACTAATACGCTTATTATTACTAACGTAATATCCAGTACTACTATTCAGATCAAAACCGTAAGAGCCGACATTGACTACTGAATACGATTCAGCTGTTTCACTCCTCTGTACAAACTGTGCTGTAACATCAGTACCATTATCTTTAACAGTAATTCCAGACAACGTGTTAGACTTAATCTCAACATCAGTTCCTTCAAGAGGATTGCTATCTGATGCTGTCACAGTAGCAGATGTGGAATTACTGATGGTTACACTATGATGGACGGGAATCGTATAATCGACTTCTATCTCAGCACCGTATATATACATATACGATGTCGTGTTCCTACTCGCTCTACGACAATTGATTCGTATTCCGAAGTTATTGCCATAGCCTACGATCGTATCCCAGTCGGCAGATATACCAGTAAAGGTATGAACTGAAGCCGTTGTAGTGATAACATCACAAGACCCGTTTATCGTTGTCGTTCCATTAGCGAGATACGGCTTATATGATGTTGAGGTCGATACTCCGCTTTCTCTCGCCTTCAGCTTTACTGTGAAGCTGTTGACTATAGCTCCTTCTGGGAGTGCATTGAAGTTGAAGCCTCTCAGATAGATGTAATACGATGTCGTACTTGCTCGGCTGTTGATGACTGTAGCATAACTCGTATTATCCGTATTGTTATACATGCTCGATGCATTACTGATAGATAAATACGATGTGCTTGAAAGATAATATGTACTCGGAACAAGTCTTATCGTTGCCATATCACACCACCTTCAGATAGATATCATTATTTGATCCTAAAGAAGATGCAGGCGTAGATGAACCTGTATAGTATGTAATAAATGGTATATCAACTATTAACTCAGCAAGGACGGTTACATCATATGTCCCATTGTCAGTCTTAGTTTCACTACCACTAACGAGCTCACTAGCGGATACCGTAACCGCTGTACCAGTTTTAGTGCTACCTGTAATATAACCAGTTGTATTAGTTACCTTTGGAGTAACACTAACAGAATGGTTGGAAACAGTACTTTTAGTAGCGGTAGGAGTGCCTGCCGTACCAGTTGCTACAGCTTTACTAGCGCCTGACGAATAATATCCGGCGGGTGCAGTTACTGTAGCTCCACTTGCTGTCATGTCTGTAGATGACCTGCGTGTGATTCCGCTTCCTACATAAGTTGAAGATACAGCAGCTACAGACACATCTACTTCATCAAGTCCATCATAACCAGAGTCTGCTGTGATAGTTTCGCTCTGTGCAGTTTCACTAGGCGTATATGACACACTCTTAGACTGTAAAACGGGCGCCTGACCTCCCTGGTCATCAGCTCCACCATATACATTAACCTCATTAGTCCCGAGGTAGATACTCATACTACCACCTCACAATCTTGACCTGAGTCCCGCCTGTACCGCTTTCAACATTAATGTTTCCGCTGCCAAGCAGTGACTCATTATTTATAGTCTTGATATTGGTACCACTAACGAGTTTTACCTGAAAGTAGTTTTTGAGCTTACCCCAGAAATACGAAGTACCGTTATAGTCGAGGTATTTCTTTGCCATAGCTCACCTCTACGATGCTACAATCGTATCTATCTCAGCATTTGTGATACTGGTAACACCACCATCCGCAAGCTTTACATAAGTGGTACCACCCCATCTGAACTCAGTATTAGCCGTGTAATCACCACTGTCTGCCATGAGAACATAGATCTTACCAGTCTCAGGAGTAAGTGCTGAACCACCAGAAGTAGTCGATAACCAGCTTGCTGAAAGTGCTGTTGCTCCGCTTCTCGCATAAGCTTCGATTACATCATCTACATAGGACGGAAGATACGAAGCATCGACTTTGCTATTTGCATCAAGAGGACATACACCACTTGCAGCGCCTTTTGCTGATGTAGGAATAGCAGATACATCAGAAGCTGAAAGTGTAATGTTCGAACTTAGAGCCTTTCCATTTACGGTTCTGGTTGTAGGTACCCTACTCGTATCTGAAGGATGTACGTGGTCACCAGCAGCAAACTTCGTCTCAGAACCTACAGCAGCAGTACCGTCCATCTTCGGTGTTGTAGAAGTCTTCTCAGCACCTTCAGGAATGGTTGGCTGATTAGTCAGATCATTATAGCTGCCACTGGTAGCAACTGTAGCAAGTGTAACTACATCTGACGTAGAACCAGCTTTAGTCTTCTGGATCTTCTTACTTGTAGAATTGTATGTAACATCTGTTACGAAATATGCTTTGATTTTCTGCCAGAAATACAGAACACCATCGCTATCGAGATATTTAGTTGCCATTCTATTAATCCCTTCTTAAACTAACATTGCTTCCAACTCAGAGTTGGTAATAGCATCTATCTCAGGAGAAACACCATCGTCCCCTTTTTCACCTTTCTCACCGCGCTCACCTTGCTCACCTTTAGGTAAAGCAAAATGGAAATGTCCTTCTGAATAAGTAGCATAACCTTCTTCTTCAGGTTCAAGAACAGTTAATTCTATTGATATAGTATTAAACTGATCAAGAATTTCCTGAGCTTCATTCCTGGCTTCTATAGCCATTCCTGCATAGGTATGTACCCCAGCGACAAAACTTTCATATGCAGTCTGTGACGGTGGTAAAGCTGGAAAAGCTTCTGTCATACTATCATGATTAACAAGGAATCCGATAGGTTCAGAAGTTATCTGATAGACCTTTTCTCCAAGAGCATCGTATCTGACACCCTTGAGATTCAGGTACATAATCCCAGGATATACAAGAACTTCCCAAGGAATCGTACACTTGCCATCTATAACAGAGAGTTCGTATACAGTTTCAACCTTTGAATTCTTGAAATACGCTGTGATAAAAGTATCTTCCCAAGCAATATCATATTCGAATTCACAACCTACATAATTAACAGTATCTGCTGGAATAGCTCTGAGCGGTCTTGGTGGTCGCTTGGCGACTATAGTGTCACCATATACAAACATCTTGATAGTAAACACTATAACCTCCTAACGCATATGCATCATACGGTATACCCAATTAAGTCCTAAGATCTGGAATCGGGTTTCGTTACGAGAAGCAAGTTTGAGTCTCGGAGCCGTACCTTTACCAGATACCTGCATCCTTACTTTCCACAAACTGATTTCAGGATTAAGACCCTTAGAAAGCGTCCAGATATTAGAGTAATCTATGCTATCGACTGGAATATCCATAAAGACCATTGGCTCTACATATGCGATGTTATAATCCGCAACCATTTCATCAATAGCCTGAGTAACCTCATACTTATAAACACTTTCTCTGATATCTCCGTCTATATACAGTTCAGTACCGAAATTCAGATCCTTAGCATCAACATTGTTGAGCTGGAGCTGAAGTTCCCTATACCGCTTATTTCTATGAATATCATCAGTACGGTAGCCAGTATCAAGGAATTGATAATTGCGGAAATGGAAGTAATCGTCATAATTATCAAGTACTGTTTTGATACCTACAGCAAGGTCAGTAATTCTGAATCCTGCTGCATAAGCACTGGTACCAAGCAACGGTAAATTGCCCTCAGAAGGAGGTGTACCTAAATCATCGTAAACGATTTCATCTATCGCAATATCCACATCATTAATCGTGGCAGACTCAGCAGGGAATATCAGATTAGTACCGATAACAAGTACTCCAACACCTTTATATAGACGAATTTCCTCTGGGATATAAAAATCTCTAAGATGAAGAGGATCGAATTCGAAAAGCTGAATAACACGCTTCGTAGTGAGCGGTTGATATCCAACTTTAACATCCATACAAGTTGTAGTAGCAAATACTCCATGCTGAGTAGCATCATATCTGTATACATACAGAAGATTTGCCTGCTCAAACAGATTCACTTTCCAGCATCTGCTTACAGTATTGTAGATAATATCGAAATGAAGCAGTGTCTCACCGTGATTCCAGGAGAAGACATACATATTATGGACATCCTCATAATCAAGGAAGTTATAGTATGTAATCAACTCATATACAGCGCCGAGCTCATGTGCAGCTCCATAAGTATCTATAAGAACCTGTTCTACATTCTTCATAAAGTGATTGAAGAATTCCAAAACAGGGTTAGATATAGGAGCAAGTGTAAGCTGTCCAGTAGTAGATTGTGCCTTAGGAACAAGCATGTAATAGTAATTACCTGACTTGAAATAAAGCATATTACGAACAGCCTGAATAAGGTGCCTATCCCATTTGGTTATATGGAGATTGGACTGCACAACTGTAGAAGTAAGCACTCCTTCAGGTGACATCTCGACTGTATAACACTTGGTAGAAGTGAATACGACGAGTTTATCCATAAACTCCAGAACAGATATGATTGGGTCCTCAAAGATAGTAATGTCATTAGGATATGGAAAATACCCAGGCTCATTCATATCGCTGAGGAATAGAATCGTAGGATCCTGATTAGAACCCCACAGAACCAATCTGTTCTTCCAAGTAGTCATTCCTGTGCAGAGACTCAGATTATAATTGATTGGCTCAACATTGTTCTTAAGGTCTGTACTGTCCTTAGTAAAGTCGAAACCAACAACCATAGCCTGTTCAACATCAGTAGCAGAGCCTCTGAAAGCCTGGACACGGATCATTATTTCCTTGGCTGGTGCAGCAAATGTAATACTGGAAGGTGTATCAACAGCAGTAGTTATCGTCTCTTCCGTAATAGGTGTCCAGCTATCATCATCGACAGTACGCCACTCCCACACAAATCTGAATTGGGTATTGGCAGGTGCTGAATAATAGCATCTGTAATTCAATATCTGATTCGTTTTAGGAGTCATAACAAGATCAGCAGCAGCATCAGTCCCATCGTATGGAAGAATACCTTCGAGCTGTATAGTTGCTGTTCCGAGTGTATTCTTAAAAGTATACGGAGTCTCAGACAACATATTATAGCCATACAGAACAGCTTCTGATGCGCTGATAATCTTGGTTTCTACAGGAACAAACTTATAATAACCTTCAATTGGTGAAGCGCTAGGAACATCTGGAACATACCACTCAGTCTTATAAAGACGAGTGACCTCTTCATTATCGACGACATCTATGCCGAAAAAATAATAACTGTTACCGAAAGCAAATGTTCCAGCTGGGAATCCGATACGGGAATCGTCCTTTAAACGCAGTCCGTGAATCTCCTGAAGCTCAGTACTATAGTAAACACATTCCTTACTCTGTGGTGCTACAAGGCTATCGCTAAGAGAGATATGTATCTGCTCACCGTCTATAGTGAACTCATTATCCAGGTTCTGATCATCTTTTTTCTTACAGGTCATAACCCAGATGATACCTCTACCAGAAGTCTCAGTGGATTTGCCTACAATGCACTGAACATAGGTCTTACCATCTTCGATACACTCACGCATAGCCTTTATGCATACACTATCATCAAGAAGAGATTCTTCATCAGCAATAACAGTGTCCATATCAGGATACACAAACTCAGTAGTCCTTAAACCAGGTCTGGGTGTGAGATAAGTCTTATCTTCACTATAATCGAAGTTAACCAGAGTCTTTACATATCCGTCAGGAATCGGACCATTAGAATACTGCATGCCTAAGGTAAAATCAGTCTCAAGCAATGCATTTCTACGTCCTTCTCTGTTTCTATATGTGCTTCTCTGTGCCATCTATATCACCATAGTTTAACCGGAGGGCAGTCCATGATTTCAGTCATCATAACTGGCTCAACCCATTCTGGAAGTCTCACGGAACCCTTTGTATCTGACTGATAGTAAGGAGGAACCTGTTCTACATAATCACGAAGCATATAAAACAGATTAGTCTCATATCTATAGCCAAGATCCTGAGAGTTATCTACACCCTCTTCATCTATGAGATAATACTTATATGCGGCGCCTACTGGTATGACGCTTCTGACATATCTATCAGGAAAAGCGTCATACTCAATATTAGCAGCCATTTCAGGAGTAAAAGCAATAGTAGAAAACGGTGGAAAAGTCGCACTAAGCTTGCTGTTAATGTCATCAATAACAGCATCTAAGTACGGCATCAGCTTCTGATAAGTAAGCTGTTCACCTGCGAGATATGTATTTGTGAGTCTAACTATATCTTTTATCTTCATAACTATTTAGTGGGCGCATCACCAGGATTACCACCATCAGTACCACCATCATCAGTTATAGCAGAGTCATCAACAGGATACCCATCAGGAGTCCTTGAAATCAATAATTTGAATCCTGACACAACTGCTACAACAGAGTACATAGATGCAGCACTGACCTCAACAATAGAAGATTTTAAAGAAGCTCCTCCAGTTGGAGGCACTACCTCTAAATATACATTAGGAAAGGCATCATTTATCTGCCTCCAGGTCTTATCAAGCATACCCGTAGCAGGATCTAAGTGAACGACAAGAGGCGTCCTGGGAGTGCTATAAGACCTATTTACTTTATCGGAAGAGTATGTATTATCTCTTCCTGTTGGAATTGTCGTTCCATTCATCATACTCACCTACTTACAGGTTTACTCTGTAGAATCCTTCTGTGATGCACTGATCGACTTTAGCCTTATAATCTTCGTCATTCGTATAGAGTGTGGAATTAACGAAAACAACACGACCAGTCTGAACGTCTGGAGCAACTCTGTCTGCTGATACAGACATATTGCCCTGAGCGCCTACGCCATTGTAATATTCAGCCATTTTTATTTCCTCCATTGATATAAGTTAAGGGAGGGTGTTGAGCCCTCCCTTAGTACGCCTTAGAATATACGCAGTTCTCCAGGTGAGGCTTCGAAGTTGTTGGATACATCACTCAGTCTTCTCTTCTTAGCAAAGAGTTCGTCCTGATTCGAGATCCTTACTTTGATTTCATCTGCAAACATCTTCGGAACAAGATATGTCTTACCATCGCAAGGAACATATACAGATGTACCGTTGATAGTAACAGGCATTGTTCTGCCGAAGTATGGTCTGTAGAGCGGTGAAATCGATACAGGAACTTTTTCCTGCTGCTTCATAGAATGAGCGAGCATCTTACGTTCCTTCTCACCCTCTGCTACTGCCTTATTGCTGGATGCAGTGATCTCAGCCTCTATAACTGCATTTTTCTTAGCCATATGTGACCTCCTACTAAATCATGTTAGCTGCAGCAGGTACGCACATGTAATCTACGATAGCCTCGAGTCTTGTTGAACCAAATCCTACGGAATTGATCTTGAAGCCGATTGACTGTCTCTGATCGATTGGATCGAGAACGCCAGCAGAACCTTTAGCCTTTGTGTACATTCTTGCATTGCCTTCGCCTGTAAGACCTGTTCTTGTCAGAGCATCCTTACCAACGATGAGAATGTGATGTACATTCATTTCGCTATAGCCTGTGTTACCGTCAGCATCGACATAGTTCGCAATATCCCAAGTCTCAAGATCTGGAATGTACGAAGCCTCCTGCTGTGTGCGGCTGTCAAGAATGTAACCGCTTTCCTTCTTATAAACGGTCTCTGTACCCTGACCACTTTCATCGAGACGAGTATCTTCTGTGATAGTCTTGTATACATAGTGAGTTTCACCAGCTACATATTCTGTATCACCTGAAACAGCCTCTCTGTAGATTCTCTTGCACTTCTTAGTTACACCGCTTACGTCCTTCTTGAAGGAACCGTCAGCTGGGCAAACAAGAGTCTCTTCGAAGTCCATGCCGAAGAGTGGGAACAGAACAGAACCATCATAAGTGTCCTTAGTGGTCTGATTGATCTTCATGAACTTCTCAACAGTCGGATCCTCGATCATGTCATAAGTAAATTCTGGCGAGCAGATTACTTTGTACTTACCGTTAGCTCTAGGCTTAACGAGCTGTCTCTTCAGGGACAGAACGATGAGTCTGAGGTCCGTCATGTTCGGCTTCGAGTTATCAACAGTCAGTGCCTCGAAAGGAACCGTTGCTGTGATTTTTCTGCCCATACCAGCATAGTACTTCTGAGCCTTCGAGAAAAGCTCTTCTCTAGCGAGCATATCGAGAGTCTCGATAGCAACGATTGAGTACTCAGCTGAATAGTGAGCGATAACAGGGTCTACTACATGGAAGTCAACCTTGTCAGTGAACTCCATATAACGACCATACTGATGTGCTTCGAGTTCGTATTTCTCAACGGATCCCTTATCTGATTTCGGTGGAATACCTTCATCAAGTGGAACTGTGTGAGCCTGGAGCGGAGCCCATCTACGAACAGTCAGTTTATCAGCTTTGTTCTGAATCGGGGAAACGTCAGCCAGCTTATAATACTTATACTGGTCAGCTCCGATTCTGATCGTGTCGAGCAGCTGCTTGCTATAGAATACTTCAGGATTTGTGAGATTCGGAGTATTGTTGGCAAGTGCTACGAGCGTGTTAATGTCTGCGGTTGGCGCAAGTGCATTAAGTGATATTGGCATAGTAGTTACCTAATCCTTTCTCGAGGACTACAGGCTCATACCATCGAATAAATCATCCAGTTCTTTAACGGATGTTATCGTTGCTTCATCCTTAGCTCCGGGGCTCTTAGGTGTCTCGCTAGGAGAATGTTCATCAACCTTCTGTTTCCGATCACTCTCTTTCTTAAGCGCAGCATCAACAGCCTTGGATATGATGTCACTCATATGCAGTTTCAGATATTCAGCTTTGATATCTACATTCCTATCAATCATAGGATTCTTCCCATTCTCGATAAGGAACTGAGTAAATTCTTCAACATCTGAATCAGTCAATGAGTGTTCGTCTATAAGATCTGCGAAGTCCTCTGATACCTTTTTCTCTAACTTAATTTGTTCGTTTTCCTGAATTAGGCTTTCAGCTCTTTCGAGTCTCTGCAGAATCTCAACAGGAATCCCCTGCTCTTTAGACTGCTTTTCCAGTAGGACTTCAGCGACTTTCTGCTGGATATCCTCTAGCTTAGCATTTTCATCGAATCCGATAAGCCTGCCGATGTTTCTGATGAAATCATTCTGCTTCTTTATCTGGACTCTCTGTTCAGCAAAGGCATGATTCTGTCTTGATTGCGGAGTCGGAGCAGGCTGTGTCTCTTCCTGCGAATCGGACTCATCCTGTGATTCGTCTTCTGCCTGTTCCTCGTCTACGGACTCTTCTTCTGGAGCCTCTTCTTCAGGTGTTTCTGGTTCTTCGACATCTTCAGGAGCAGGCTGATCATCAACGGCAGCCCCACCGAATAATGCTTCGAACTCAGCTGTAATTTCAGCATTTGTCATCTCTGACATGTAATCTACTCCTTTCGAATTAAGGTTAGAGAGTGTAACTAACCTATACTACTCTGCTTAATGGTGCAGGAACCAAAATGACGTAGGTTTCCCTACGTCATAATTATATCTATATATAGTGTTATTGTCAACATTCTACCACAATATATTGTGGTTACATCATTGGCATACTCCCGCCCATAGGAGGTGCTCCAGCCTCCATCTGCTGCTGGAATGGAGTCTGCTCACCCATCCTCATAGCCTGAAGTCCATCAGCGGCTACAGCCAATGCATCTTCTGGTAAATCACCACGCTCGAGCATAGCTGCATATTCACCGATAACATTCTGAGCTTCGATGTAAGCATTAAGGTTAGACTGGATACCCATACGCTTAAGAATCTGTTCCTTATATGGAACGTCCTGACAGCGTATCCATTCCTCAGGTGTGATAACATCGATCTGAACTCCCTGGCTCTGATACTGCATCTGCTTCTCCATCATGTTGTTAGCCCATGCCTGTACACGCTGTTTATTCTTAGGAAGTTCGCTGCTTATCTGTACTGCATATTCGAATACAGCATCAGGATCCATCTCATCAGCTTCGATTGTGATTGTCTTATATACAATCTTATCGATAGCGGAACGCTCCTCATCCTTAACAACGTACTTTCTGTCCGGCGAATATTCCGCCATCAGACGTACAGTAAGTTCTGTCAGCTTACGGGTATAACGCTCATAGTTCATTATCTTCGGAGTATCAATAAGAGTAACTCTGTTGAGCATCTCTTCAGTACCACCAGTAGTAATAATGGAACCTGTATCTCTACCTGTATATCTGTCATCAACGCCTGACATAGCTTTGATGTTCATATTCATATTCTGCTGCATCTGAGGAAGCGTCGGGCTTATTTCAGGGAACTGATGATAATGAACAGCTTTACTGGCATCTCCGCTCACAACGAAAGTTCTGTCAGCCTCATTACCATGCTTCACAAATGCAGCCAGATTGAGCCCGCTCTGAGTACTTACAAATTTAGGTGGACGCTGATTCTTATAGATAGCTGTATAAGCCATAGAATCCATAAGATTGTAGACCAGATTATTTGCAAACATCTTTGCTGGTTCGCTGGCACCGATAAGTGAACTGCCAGGAAGATTACAGTATAGTTCAGCAAACGGGAACATATTCGGTTTGATATTATGCTTCTTATAGAGCATTACCTCATTATCGATGGTGTGGTACTCATCGATTCCATCCTGATCATTTCTTACCCAATGGATGAAGAGGTTGAATTCTTTACCGCTGTCCCCTACTGCTGGCTTGCCGTTATAATCAGGAACATTCTCTGTTGAAGCAGCACGCTTCTTATCAATAACTTCAGTCCTAAAGACCTTCTTATATTTGGGATGGTTCAGAAACCAGTTCTTATCATAGCTCTGATAATAGATGACATAACCAGCTGAATCGAGATCCTCTGCATTAGGGTCTCTCATATAATGGATCGGGTCGATGTTACGATATCCGACATTCTTTTTCTTTTCATCCCAGAGTGCCTGTGTAACCCCAAGATTAAGAAGCGCAGCTCTATCACCCGCCAAGAACTGATAATAACCGACATTATTCTTATCCCAGTCGTGCTCTACAGCAACATTGATCCTCTCACAGAATTCAACATCCTCTTCACTGGTAGGAATCAGCTGTGCAGATTTAGCAACCGTATAAATTGATGCCAGGATATTGTAGTGAATGTAGCTGATAAAGTTAGTATCAGGAAGTAACTGATAGGGCGGAAACTTAGCACCTACAGCTTTCCAGAGCTCGCCTTTATCAGTAGCATCAAGGAGCCTCATCTTCTTATGCTCCTTGCCGTAATACATCTTGCAGTACTCGTAATGCGCTTTAAGCTTGCCCAGGATTTTCCTGTCCTCAGCTTTCGTATCGAGTTCCTGCTGGAGGTCTTGTAACTTTGCCATGTTTATCTATCCTCATTTCCTAACATAAAGTCATTGATATTCTTCAAGACTTCATCGACATTGACCGTCTCCTCAACGGTCTTCGGATCACCATCTTTATTGAACAGGTCCTCCAGAAGCTGTCTGTCCTCGCTGGAGAATTCCTGTTTGACGTTGATATTTATATTCACATTACAGCCCTCGACGAGAGCATAAATGATAACGAACACGACTATAACGATAAAAATGTACTCAGTCATAATACTCCTCTCCGTCCTCAATGAAATTAGGACAAGTAAAACAGGCACAAACAAAATCACCTAGTTCTTCATCCCAGTAATAATCATCACCGTATCCAGTACATTCATAACAGTCCATGATTACCCCCACATGTTATAGCTGACGATATCATACGGTGTTTCCGTCATCGCCTCATATTCTGGTTCAGGTTCTGCCAATGCCCAGTAAGCAGCCTCTTTCTCCTTAGCCTGTATCTCCTCTTCCAGAGTGAGGTCGATTCCGTCACGACCATAAACTCCGAAGAGCAGATTCTTAGGATCCGCAGGCAGTTCCATAGTTATCCATTCAAGGGCATTAATACCATGGTTGTCCTTATCGACTGGTTTGCCTGTGAATCCGCTGTTGAGTGATTCATCAGCCTTGAACTTATAGTCCTCAAGCTCACGAATCAAATCCTTGCAGGTACGGAATATCTTCAGTTTTCCTGATTCAAAATACGTATTAAGTCGGAATATTCTGGCGTCGACATTAATGAATCCAGGAATGAAACTGATTCCGTAGTCAAGGAAGTGGTCTGACAGCGACTTCTTGTCGTAGTCCCGTTTCGGACCACTTTTCGGGTCAATAATCGGCGGACAGATCCATCCTCCGACCGGGATATCCTTCGTGAAGTCATAGAATAACCCCGCAAGTGTCTCGACATTATTGTCGTTAGAGCGTGATTCCCCATAAATGTACAGTACTCCTTTTTCGATATCCACCGCACCAGCCAGAAATACCGCATCATCCGCCAATCCGTAGTCAAATGCCACGATTCGCTTCCAATGTTTAGGTATTTCGAACGGTTCTACGATGCATGCCCCGCTTCTAGGGTAAACTTTACCCTCAGCATAGAGGAACGACCCGTAAATATAGCGGTTTACCCACCACAATGGCTTATTCTTGACGTTCTGAGCTATGAAATTGTCAGGAAGGAACTCATTTGCCGAGGTTGAGGTGACATGTGTACTGATTGCAGGGTCTGCAACATCGGGATCAACCGAATATTCGTCCACAATTTCACCGTGTTTATGGATTTCATCGCTGACAATGAGCACATCGTTCTTTATCCAGCCTGCTGAAGGGTTGGATTCTATGATTCCTTTCGTCCAGATATGGTCGATTATAGGTACACGAACCCCATTCTTCAGCGTTTTGTATACAATTTCTCCATTCTCATCTCTCAGAGGCACCGTAGCGGCAGTATTTCTCAGTCTCGTTTTGAGCTGGGTGAATGACTCCCGCTTGACTTCCGATGCCTCTACAATAAGAAAGGAGGTCAAGTTATATGAACGCAATTTATCAGGGTCATCGTAAGGGCGGTACATGACTCTGTGATCGTTGATCAGGTCCATATAACTTTTCTGTGTATTAACCCGCTTAATAAATGCCTTAGGGATATCTCCTTCTATCTCCCTTTTGATGGTCTGCTCATACTGAGAACCAACATTGGCTCCGATAAGAGTAGTGCCGTGAGGCGTGAGGAAGATATGTTTGTATATCTCCTCTCTTGAGGTGAGCGTCTTACCAGAGCCATATCCGCCGAAATTACCAACAAAAGTATGCGGATCTATATGAAACGCATACTGGTGTGACTGAGGTACGTATGTATTGAGGTAGGAGTTGCAGGAAGGATTTGAACATTCCTTCCAGAACTCCGACGGACCTCCGTTCATGGCTATTGTTGTTTTCCACGGTGAACCGCATCTAGGACATCTATCAAGCATAAACTATAGGAATCTCATAATAACGTGCGACGTAATTCTCGATTCTGCAGCCGGCATACTTCTCCCATCCTACCGCAAAGATAGCGACATCGGCATCAGCCATCTTCTCGATGCTGTGTGCCAGCATAGCTATGGAGGGTTTCTGAACCTGACGGATAGCCTTGTTAGGCGGGACGATACTGTCGATAAGTTCCATCGGTTCATCCGGGTGCTCAGCCTGGAATTCCCCGAAAAGCTTCTCTCTGAGAACCAGAATTTTAGCATCAGAAATACCTCTCATTGGCTGACTCACATATACCTTTGTCATGCTAGACCCTCCCTCTTATGCTTCAGATAGTTTTGTGCTTTCTTTTCATAGTTATCCAGAGCTTCCTTAAAGGTGATGCCTTTTTTCTCCATTTCAGCTATCAGTTTATCCTGAGCATAAAGGAGAGCAGCATCAGAAAGCTCAAAGTATCCCTCAGGCGGTTCTGGGAACACATTCCTGAGGAACAGGTCAAAGATGGCGTTGAAGTGCTCGTAGGTATAGTCACGGACTTCCTGAGATGCATCTTTCAGCATTTCTCTGGTCGCCCCGTCCATAGCACTAAAAAGGACAGCAATAAACGTATCCAGAGGACACTTGCCATCCTGTATCCCTACCGAGCTGATCTTGCCCTCTTCCGTAGCTTCGATGATGATTTTCATATAGACCTCCTAAGTGTGGGTGGGTGATATTATCCACCGTCACCCAGCGGCGTATCTTTATAAGGAGAACCAGAAAGTAGAAAACCCGGCACCTGAATTATACTATATATTGTGGATAGTATCAATAGGAGTCACAATATATTGTGTTTTAAGGGTCACCCCCTTTTCTTAGAGGGATCTAAGAAAGGTTTAAAGAAAGGAAACAGGGAGGAATTTTAGATGAGAAACAAAATTGTGATTTATTAAAGAAGCAAACACAACATAGATAAACGTCCATCATAATATAGTATATATGGTATAGGGCGACATATCGCATTTTTAAACCGCACCCCCATCTCTATATCGCTACTTTAGTATATCATTGCATCATAGCCTCGATGACTCATAGTTTACCGATAATATTATCTTTTTGCAAAAAAATAATTAATGTGGTAAACCTAAATTGTATACAATCCGTTACCATAAATAGGTTCCATTTTCTTACCCCCTATATTTTATATAAGAGCTTTTTTTATATATTTTGTTTACTAATATAGTAAACACCTAATTACCAAATATAGACAACGTTTCCGTTTTACGGTAATTTTTCGGGGGTATTTTTGAAATTGACGAGATTTTTGACCCTTGCGAAAACGTATCCGCTTTACGACAACTCATATGAAAAATAATTTATATGGTAAACTTGTTTTCTTATTGTTTTATCTCTTTATTCATTTGGGTAATTACGGTGCCTGTCTCCCACTTTACTGTCACGTATCCTAAGACTTACTGAGTCTTATTAAGATTCATTACCATTCCATCTTAATAAGTCTAGTCAAGTCTAAGGATCCGTTCGGTAAAGTTCCGCCTAAGCACCTATTACAGATCTGTAGTAAAGAATATATATTTTTACTGATGTAAAAATATATAAAATATCCATATAGAATCCGACACGCTTCGCGATAATTTATAAGCGGTGACTTGCTAAAATCATATTTTGTGCTATTTTGTCTGCCACACCTATATGATGTGCCTTCGTTCCTCAGGTACAACATATAGGTATGTCAGCCTGCAATAGTACAAAACCACTTTCAGCTTATGATTTCTTCACGCCAAGACATCCGCTTATAAATTACATGTCTGCCTATCGTGCGTGTTCGCGCTCTGGGGACAAACGACGAAATAATAAATTATCTTGTGATACACCTCGTCCTACGTCCTCGGTGCAGTAGACAATTTATTATTTCTGTTTGTCAAATCGTGTCGCTTCGCTCCTTGTAAGATACCCATCGCGCTCACTATACCCTCATCATCATTTCCGCTCATGTTTAACATCCGTGTCAAATCCATCTGCTTTATGGCATTCATTTCATTCTTCAATGAATACCTATAAATCAGACGCTCAGTCAGTCACTCGTCCCTCACTCCTTCCCTCGCTATGGATTACGTCAATTTCTGATGTACTAAAAACCAATACAAGGGTAAATCATGGCGTCCAGGACGACTCCTCCGGAGATCGCCAAAATCGGACTAACAGCACCTGAAGGCACTGCACGTCTCGATTTTGCCTGGACATCGGTTCCACTCGGTCCAAGCATTCCCTCGTTCCACCTCGCTCTGATATATCACTATGTATTTTCGCGGGCGAAAATACATAGCGCTACATCGAGCGCCTATGATTTACATTCCTTATATTTTTTTAGTACATCGAAATTGTCTTGACATGGATGTTGTAAACATAGCGTAAACGATGATACTCACGCAGAGAAAGGAGATAGACATGAGTACTTCAAAATTTTACCTCTTAGTTGCAGGTTCCCGCACATTCAATGATTTCAGCCTTATGGAATCAAAACTTGACAAGCTTCTCAGCAACGTGTCAGACGAGATAGTTATTGTATCAGGTGGTGCCCGTGGTGCAGATCGCCTCGCTGAACGTTACGCACGTAGCAAAGGCTATGAACTCAAAGTATTCAACGCTGATTGGAACCGTTTCGGTAAATCGGCAGGTTTTAAGCGTAATGTACAAATGCACCAGTTCATAGCCGAGTCAGAGCATCGTGGTTGCGCTTGCTTTTGGGACGGTAAGTCTCGTGGCACAGCCCATAATTTTAAACTCGCAGAACAATTCAAGACACCACTTCGTATAATCCGATTCAGTAACCTCGACTAACTCGAGGTTTTTTTAAATTATTGCTATTTTTAGTTTTTCTCGAAAGGAGATCAAGACAATGAGCGACAAGAGAATTTTCACAGTTACAGACGGTATGGGACGTATGTCATCCGATGAGATAAATGACGGTTATGCAGTTGCAAACCGCCTCTCAAAGCGTATGCACAATGCAAAGGCTTACTCACTTAAAAAAATCTGCGAGGTCAACTACACTTGCAAGTTCGGTAGAGCACCGAGCGCAGTAACCGAGGGTATGAAGACCTACACAAGATTCACTCTCAAGAATCCTGAACGCGTTTACGTAATCTGCCCTGAGGTTAACGGCACAATTCAGAGCAAAATCGACATGTGGTGCAACGATCCTGAGCGCAAGTTCAAGATCACCACGATCGAGACAGCAGGCGTTGAGCCAAGAGTCGCAACTTACACTCAGCCTGAAAAGGTCTTCGCACCGACGTTCACACAGGTCACAGACTTCAAACACGAGACGTGGTTCAACAAGACAGAAGATAAGGCTGACGTCAAACCAGTTAAATACTTCGTCAAGATCAGAACAGCAGACGGCAGAAAGTCAAAACGCCTGCGTAAAGCAATCACCTACGATGCACACTACGACGAAGATATCTCAGATGCTCGTCAGTGCTCAATCACTTGGGGGCAGGCGTTCGGTTGGACGTTCTCAGCACCGCTTACACGAGGCATTCAGTTCATTGATGCAGATTACCACACCTACAGAAACCGCCTGAGCGTATTTGGTGCAGGTGCAAGAGTTCAGGATAAAGTCAATGATCCTGATTTTGAAATACCTACACTTGGTTCATTGTACAGAGATTGGTGGTATTGCAAACTATCAGGTATCGGTGATCCTGACAGTATTTGGAATGCGATACAGTGCTACAAACGCACGCCTGAGAAAGAGCCTGAGCACGACACTTACTACATCACACGCGACGAACTTGAAGCCAATCACGCAAAACTCTCACCTACTCGCCACACAGTAGGCGCATTTCAGACAGAATTCGTAAAACGTGCACCTGAGAGTGAATGCGAAGAGTTCTTCAAGCACTACAAGAAAATCCGCGCAAATGCAGGTAGACACCATATGTGGGTAATGGGGCAGAAAAACCCGATCTTCTACGAGACAGAGGCTCGTGACGAAAACGGTCACCTCACCTTCTACACCACAGAAGGTTACAGATTCGACAGTTATCTTGAGCCTGATTGGGCAATCTGTCCTGAATGCGGAAAACCGTACAAGACCATAGACGCAGGTGAGTCAGGTGGTATCTGCGGTCACTGCAAGGCTGAACTCGATATCACAGCAATCTCTCGTCTTGAACAGTACGCGGTAAATAACGCGCTGTACGGAGACTCTTCCTCAGACGAGAACTAATTTTATCATAAGTCGAAACGGTAAGGCTTCGGTCTTACCGTTTTTTTTATGCTTAGGGTGTTTTTTAAGTTATTTAGATTGGTGAGTTTATAAGAAAGGAGAATAACATATGAAACTCAACAGGATCTATAGCATCATCATCAACGGCATCGTCTATGACACATCTTCAAATTATCAGAAAATCCTCAAGACATTTGACAGCATCAGAAAGGCAGAACCTAAAGCCTACATTCAGACGTACTACGCATAGGATTTGATTAAGTTATTGTGGTTTATGATTTCTATAAGAGATAATGAAAGGAGAAAAACAATGTTTAATTTCGCAATCGACATCAAAGAACAGCTTATCCCAGGTGAGGTAGTTGAAGCTACATTCGTTGAACTCAGAACACTCGTAAAAGACGATACCCTTAAGGGTTTCTTCGTTGTAACTGAGGAGTATGACGATCAGTACATGAACTACAACTCAGAGAACCCTGCAAACAACTTCGAACTGATGAATCTCGGCAGAGAACTCGGTATCCAGGGCAAGAACGTTAGCCTGAAGACCTTCAACGATCAGGCAGGCAAGAAGATCAGAATGTCCGCAATTCAGAGAGACATCTACACAAACGTACACTTCGGTCAGGCTGTAAGAGCCACAGCAGAGCCTATGTTCACATAGGCTTAGTCCTAACGAGGGGCGTCAAGCCCCTCTTTTATTTTGTGCCCCAAACTCATCAAACAATCGTTAAGTTGTTGTGTTGTGTGAGTTTTGTATAGCTAAATGAAAACTCGATAAATAAGAAACATTGCATAATTCCTCTATAAAGCACCTCTTGGAACACACAAGTGTGATCCAGGAGGTGCTTGCAAACGAAAGGAGCCAAAGATGAGATTATTCCTTGATTGGATACGTACAGTCGATCCTGAAGATATCCTCGCAAGTGTTTCCACACTTGCGTGTGTCGCCCTTCTGTGGCTCCTCGCCTACGGAGGAGGTTTGTCCTAACATAAAGAATCTTTGGAAAATCAGAACCGGGAGAGGGGCTATCAGCGAATCGTCTAACCTGATTTTCCAGAGACCAATATGTGAATTCTCCTCAACAAACGAATTCGCAACAAAAGCACCTCATTACCCGCCCCTCTCCCCCAAGAAACCATTTAAAAAGGAGGAAACATTATGAAAAAGATTATTACCATCGCACTCGCTTTCACTTTTCTCTTCAGCTCTTTTGCTGTAACTACATTCGCAGCCTCTTCATCAGGTGAATACATCAAGGTAAAGAAAGCGACATATCAGAAATACAAAAAAGCATACAAACAGAACAAAGAACTCAAGAAAGAGCTGAAGGATTATATCGCTACAGTCTCTGAACTCACAATGCAGCTCGAAGCAACATATGACGAACTCGATGCAGCAAAGCTCGATGTAGAAGATAAACAGTCAATGAATGACTGGCTCTGGAATTGCATATACGGAATGGGAATCTCCTATAAAGATAAAACCTGGACAGTTCCTGAAGAATTCCCAACTCAGTTTAGAGTAAAAGGATCCACATACACAGTAAAGAGGTGATGACATGAATCTCAACTATGATCCTGTAACAAATACAGTCGGTAAAGACATACCATTCCAAAGAATCCGACGCATTACGGGTTATTTGGTTGGTGATGTTTCCCGTTTTAACAACGGCAAACGAGCAGAACTTAACGATAGAGTAAAACACGTAGGAAATGGAGGTAAAAAATGGCTAAGCACAATGGATACACAAACTACGAAACATGGACAATCGTAAACGCAATCGCCAATACCGAATCGCTCAATAACTTCTTCAAAGACTGGGTAAAAGAAATCAAATCCAGTGCAAAAGATGAGATAGAAAAGAGATCCAAAACAATCGACCTCATCCAGAAAGTAGTAGAAAGTATGAAGCCTACTACAAACAATCCTATCTGGGAACCTCTTATCAATGCTATTCAGGCAGATCATATAAACTACCTCGAGATAGCAAATACAATGCTGGAGGAATGGTGATATGTGGGAAAACCGATACAGTAATGACCATTGGTTCACTAAATCAGATCCACCTTGCGATGGTGAATATATAGTGACTTGCAGAGATGCAATAAGAGCCACGGTCCTCACCTTTGAAGAAGGTAAATGGTACAACGAAGCTAGGGAACAGTTCGATGTAATCGCTTGGCAGTTTCTTCCAGGCGCCTACGTACAGAACAAATGAAACTTCGAATCGGTAATCGAGTATTTGAAACTGAAGAAGTCAACGAAATTACAATAAGAGAACAACAGAGGGAAGTGTTTGTCACTACCGATGATGACTTCTACAGATTCAAATACAGATCCGAAGATGAAATAAGAGATGTGATTTACTGGAAGAAACTCACCAATATAACGACCTCAGATATACATAATGCCGTTTATACATTAATTATTACATGCGATTACTTCATCAATTCAAAGCTTCAATGTAAAGAATGTCCATTATATAAACACGAACACTGCATACTGACAACGATACCGAATAATTGGAGGGAATAATGAAAAAATTCTGCCCTATCCTGGCAATAGGATTTCCACCACCTAAGACAGGTGAAAAGGATCTGAGAATGTGCACAGAAGCATGTGCCATGTATAACACGGAGAGCGACCAGTGCTCCGTAAAAGCCTGTGCAGAAATGCTTGCATTTATCTCAGGTCAGCTCGATGACAATATGTCAATACTCGCTGATGCCTTTGTCTCATTCGAGGACGAAGACAACTTCGATTACAACCCAATAGCCGATTAGGGTTTTGGGTTTAGTGTTGTTTATTTTATTTCATATATGAAAGGAGAAAAATTTATGGCAAAACTTTCGATTATGGGTGATACAGTCCAGATCACAACAGACCTCACAAAGGAGGTAATCAAGCGTGTTGAAGATTACATTCCTGAAGCACTCAAGCTGTTCGATACCGAAGGCGATGAAGTGTTCGGAGTAGCGATCGGAAACGCCAGCTTCAGTAAGTATGGCATCTGCTTCTGCTCGGAAACAGCAGAAGGCAAGATGTTCATGACTACTAACAATCCTGTTCTCGACCACAGCGATCCAGCAAAGGAACGCGAGGAAGTCGTAAGATGCTTTGCTCAGGTTCTTAATAATCTGAAGCAGGTAGAAGCAAACGTACAGGAAGTAAAGGCTGAGCTCGATGGAATCGAAGAATCGATTCAGGAATCAGTAACATTCGTAGACTAATTTAAGAAAGGAGAACCGAAATGATCAAGGTTACGATTGGCACCAACACTAATAGAAAGAGCATCACAGTAGATCCTTCCAGAACCCTGAAAGACGTTCTCAATGAGAATAATATCGACTACAGCGCAGGCGGTATTCATCTTGACGGACTCTCAGTTGGTGGCGAAGGACTCAACAAGAGCTTCACTGAGCATGGCATCACTGAAGACTGCATCCTCATGGCTGTCGTAAAAGGCGACGGTGGTGTGATGTAATAACAGAGAGCAGGGCTCCATTTTCCCTGCTCTCGATTATTATATTACAAAGGAGGTAAAAAATAATGTTTGAGAACTTCATGATAATCCCAGAAAATGACCCTGATTTAGTGCAGATGTATACAGTTCTCAATGATATCAAGGACCAGATGGTAAAAGTAATTGACCAGTCTAAATGGTATCAGAACTGGTACGCAAATTATGCACTCAGCTATCTGGCAAAAGTAATGACGTTACTAAACGCATTATCTGAAAACGAAAGCGGATCATCAGTAGCACAGTACTACGATGCAGGTCAGTATTCCATACGTTCTACTGTATTTGATGACAGTAATAATAACGACTATGGATTAATCATCAATCAGGAAGCAGGAACCCATTTTAATATGGACGACTTCATAGGCGTGACATATCTCACCCAGGCTGAAGAATTCCTAAAACAGACTCCACAGCATTTCCTGAAAATATTCACAATGAAGGATGATAAGAAAATATATGTATGGACGAACAAACCACTCTTACCTATTACATATTTCAGACTTCTTGAACTTCAGAAAACATTATTCCCAAGAGAAAACCCTTGGGCTGATGAAGCAATAAAAGCTTTCTTAGACGGAAACGCCGCAGCATTTAGAAATGTATTCGTAAAATATCTGACATCAGATGCTGTAACAGAAATTGAATACAAGAACTTCAGTCTCTGCATCACAAGTCAGAAAACGAGAGAGATCCAGAAACTCGAATCTAACATACAGAGTGAACGCGGCAACATCGCTTACTATGAACAGGAATTAGTTCAAGGAGCATCGAGGATAAGAGAATGGAATGAACAAATAGACTTCCTTAAATCAAGACAGGACGAAGATGAAGACACAAGAACATTATTCAAACTCCTGAAAAGAAGTCCATATATCAAATCATTCGAACCAAAACCATCAAGTTCAAAGATACTTCTTCAGTATGAAGCACCTATCCTCTATTTCTCAGACTATCCAGCAGAAAAATATCTGGAAAAATCATATGTAGAAGACAGCTGGAAAAAGGTAATCAAAATATTCCTCGGAAGAAAATATGAATTGATGACCTGCTGTGCAATACAGTTTAAAACTGCAAACTTCGGAATTGAATTTGCAGACAGATCATTAAATATAGAAACAACAGCATTGCCTCATCCACATATCATGCGCTTCCATTGCTTCGGTAATCACGGAACAGCAATAAGAGAAGCAGCAGAAACAGGTAACTACCTCGGTGCAATCGAACAGATAACACAGGCAGTAATGAATCTTAATTTCTATGACAGCTGTGTAATCAACGAAATGCTCAGAGAAATAGTCAATAACTCTTATAGAACAATATGGAGAGAAAAATCTACAGGAATGTGGTACAGCACAGCACAGATTTTAGAAAGGAATGATTACTATGAAGAAACTTAGAGCTACTCCTGAAGAAAAAGCACATCTCATAGAAGATCTGACAGAACAGCTCGCATGGTTCAACAAGGCTCCGCTCTCAGACTTCAAAATAGATGACTTGCTGAAAGAATATTCACAGATCCCAAAGAATGTAGTCAAACCAGAAGTAACAATAACAACAGAAGCTTATCTGAAAATGCTCGAACTGGTTAATCAGTCAGATGTTGAATGTAGCTGGCATGGACTGGTAAAAAGATTCGGTGATAAATATCTGATTTACGATGTAATCGTATTTCCACAGATAAACTCAGCCACAAGTACAACAACTGATGAAAAGGAATTCGCAGAATGGCAGACAAAACTGATAATGAATCCAGACTTCCCTATTGAAGAGCTCAGACTTCATGGACATAGCCATGTAAATATGAATGTATTCAGCTCAGGAATAGATGATCAGTATCAGAAAGATCTGCTGACAAAAGTAGATGACGGAGATTATTACATCTTCTTCATTATGAATAAGAAAATGGAACTGTGTATATTCCTGTATGACTTCGAACAGCAGGTAATGTTCGATAGAAATGATATCAACTTCAGAATAGTATCCTGTAGCACAGATATAAGGACATGGGCTAAGGAGCAGTTAAAAGAATATGCCATAACTGCAAGACCAGTAACAGCCAAAACATATCATAAGCCAGCTTATTATGAAGATGATTATCATGCAGGTTATTTCGGAAATGTAAAACCAATATTCAAAGGAGCGAACAATGGACTTAAATAAATCCCTCGAATTCTTTGACCCAGCAAATGTCAAAGCAAGATGCCACATCATAGGCTGTGGAAGCATCGGAGGAAACGTAGCAGAACTCCTTGCAAGATATGGAGTGAGTGAATTGGTACTATGGGACTTCGATGATGTTGAACCACATAACATAGCAAATCAGATATATACGACATCAGACATAGAAATACCAAAGACAATTGCCCTCAGCGCAATCCTCGAAGATATCAATCCCGATATAAAACTGAAACTGAAACAGAAATACGAAGGACAGCCACTTGAGGGTTTTGTGTTTATGTGCGTTGATTCGGTTGAAGTAAGACGAAACATCGTAGAAGCAAACTGGTATAACCCAGAAATTATAGCAGTGTTTGACTTCAGAACAACACTACTCGAAGGTCAGTGTTACTTCGCAGATTGGAAAAATCAGAAACAAAAAGACAGCCTGAAAGAATCACTCAACTTTACACATGAAGAGGCAAAAGCCAATACACCAGTAAGCGCTTGTGGTTTTGAACTTAGTGTTTCTCCTGTTGTTAAAATATGCTCAATAATGGGCATCGTAAACTTCACCAACTTCATAAATAATAAACCAACAAAACACGTTATCATATGTGATCCATATAGCTATGACTTCATGGCTATGTAGATAAATCTATTACAAGGATACTCCTCCTGCGGGAAGAGACTTGCAATTAACAATTCAAGCGATTTCACGATAGACAAGGAAGGAGAGCCAGCCCATCAGATAACGACGGGTTATCTTCCAGCAAGTTACCTGTAATTACCCTGCGTCGAGCAGTTCGCCAACAGTAGCCAAGCTGAAAACGTTGAAAATGCAACACCCGCCGTAAAGACCTTTTTCAAATCAAAGCTCAAATCCTGAAAACTCTGGAAAGTAGATCTTAATCTGCAGCTAACTTTCTCCAGTCCAACCTTCTTAGTTGTAATAGAAAGGAACGAATCATGTACTTAACATTTCTTATCAACTCAGCCAGACGACAGCTGACATGGGAGGATATTCTCAAAAATCCTTACCTCACAGTAGAGACAGCTAAAGTAACAAGGAAAAAGATTACAAAGGAAATCCCAGAAGAATATGCAGAAAGACTCTGGAATAAAAGAAACACGGAATATACAATGTCAACATGCTGGATAAAAAATGTATATGACGTATACAAACTTCCAGATGATTTTGATGCATCACAGCATTACAGACATTTCCAGATTCCAAAGAAATCTAATCCTCATAAAATGAGACAGATAGATGCACCTGATGAACAGCTCAGTAAAGTACAAACAGCGTATAAATCATACATAGAAGATGTGCTTCAGGTGCTCCCTCACAAAGCTGCACATGCCTATGTAAAAAACAGAAGCACAGTAACAGCTATGGAAGTACATCAAAAAAATAAATCCAACTGGTATCTCCAGATAGATCTGAAAGACTTCTTCAACTCGATCACAGGAAAATGGCTGAAAGATATGCTTATGCAGGTATTCCCATTTCCGTATATAGAAGAAGAATATCTCGATAATATAATAAAAGCAGCACTGCTGAATGGAACATTACCTCAGGGAAGTCATCTCTCCCCTCTTCTGACAAATCTGGCAATGGTTCCAATCGACCACGATATAACAGAAAGACTGCATAATTACAGAGGTCATCATTATGTATACACAAGATATGCAGATGATATAACCATAAGCTGTAAAGAAAAATTCGATCCTGAAGAAATAATGCAGATAGTCCGAGGAGTTTTCATTAAGTGGATCGTTCCTTTCAGGGTTAACAATGAAAAAACCCGATTCGGCAGTAAAGCAGGAAGAAACTATCATTTAGGATTGATAGTCAACAAAGACAATCAGCTCTCAGTAGGACATGAAAAGAACCAGAAGTTCAGAGCAATGATATTCAACTTCTGTACAGTAGGAGATGAATGGGAAAAGCACGATGTCCAGAAAATGCTTGGACTGATTTCCTATTACAAATCAATAGAACCTGAATTCGTAGAAAAAGTACTGAATAAGTACGGACTCAAATTTAATATCAATATCATGGCTAAAGCTAAGGCTATGATATCTTAGCATTTATAGGATAATCCGAAAGGATGCTCACAATTAACAATTTGAGTGATATCAAGATAAGGAAGAAAGGGTTAACGACTCTGCCTTCTCGGACCCGCGGCACCACCTCCTCAGCAGGAACGTGCCTCGTAAGTCACCGTTTGTCAAGAGATTCTTATACATTTCACCCGAAATGCATACTGAAAATCAACCCGATCAGACATCACAGTTCCAGAAAGCGAGCTGTATCCTGGATGCCGCATGATCCGCCGGCAATAACTGCCCAGTATCTAGCCTCCTTAGTATAAATGCTTCTTGCAATTATCACTATTCATAAGTAAAATAATAGTACATTCACACCTCTAAGGATGATTACTCTTTAAAATTATGATTTTAGGAATAATTGAATTAGAGGTGTAGATGTATATATCTACCCTCTTTTAATTTACAAACCTTTAGGATATCCAGTTAACTCAATTAAGATACGCTGGATGTTACAGTTGAAAACTTAACAGATACAATGTCACGGACTTCCACCCAGGTCCGATTGAAGCCCCTTCAATGGACCATGGGTTCCATGAGACACAGCCTCGCGATCCGGCAGCGAAGAGCACGGGAACCGTACTCGTCGCCCACTCACTGGCTCGTGCCTCGCCATGACTGGAGCGACGAAGTACCGTTCCCAGCTCCTTCGCCTG